AGCTAAAAGTGTTATTAAACACGAGCAAGTACATATAGATCAAATGCGCAGAGGGGATCTTGATTACGACGATAAAAATGTGTACTGGAAAGGTCGTATAATACCAAGATCTAGTATTGATGAAGGTAATAAAAATTTACCTTGGGAAAAAGAAGCTTATAATAAAAGCAAATGAAAACTTCTAAAAAAGGATATTTAAAAAATAGCCCTGATGTTAATAAGTCTTATAACGTTATTAAAGGCAATAAAATAACAATGAAAGGAGTTGAATTTAAAGTGCTGGGAATTGATAATAATGGCTCAGCTAAAATAATGTATCCTGGTTATGATTATACATTTCCAGGGGCTAAATATGTAACAGAATATCCATTAAATAAAAAATAAATAATCATGCCATATAAACAAAAATACACATCAGTGGCTAAAATGAAAAGCCCTTATGCTAAGCTAGGGCATAGTGACTCGGTAGCTATGCAAACAAACCCTAAAAAAGGAGAAGAATTAAATGAAGTTGTAGTAGCAGGTGATGCTTCTAAAATAGGAGCTTTTGGAAACCAATTAGATAAAGCTTTTCAATCAATTCGAAACACTATATCTAGCGGAGGGTTTAGCGGCAGTCAAGGACAAGCCGAAGCTGGCCTTGGTTACGGTACTGATGCATCTAAAGAGCTTGCTAGATTAGAAAAAATGAAAGAAACAGAAGGGGCTCCTTATACTCTTAGATATATGAGAAAAAGATCAAGAGATGTGGACGGAGGCACTATTCCTAGTTTTTTAAGCATGCCTAAGTCTAGCAGCTAAAGTAAGTAATTTGAGCTATAATTATGTAATATTTATATTACATAATTAACTTAAATTAAATACAATGCAAAAATCATTTTTATTATTAATTTTATTTTCAACTTTTACATTTGCACAGATTAAATTTCAAGGATGGTGGTACAATCCTGAGCAAGAAGATTATATAACGGTAATTGAAGAAACCGATTTTGGTGTGATAAACGTTGTTAATTTTGATCCATTTGAAAATCATTATATACAAGAACAAATAGTTCAAAGAAGCAAAGACACTTTTACAACGCATATACACAGACCCGAAAATGGATGGACTGTTACAATTCAATATAAATTAAAAAGTAAAAATCGCTTAATATGTAAATTTACAGGCGATTACAATAAAACTTTAATATATAAAAGATATAAATTTCCAAAACAAAAATTAAAAACATAAAAGATGGCTTATAAACAATCGCCCGTAAAAGTAATAAAAGGGCAAATGACAAACAAGGCAGCCGGACTTGCCCATGGCGATTCTATGGCTATGCAGAAGAAAAACCCTAAAAGCGGTAAAAATTTAGATGAGTTTGGTAATAAAATTCCTAAGGATTTTAAAAGTGATATGGGCCCTAATTACGATCCATCAGAAGCATCTAATAAATATTTTGATGATGTTAGGAAAGCCGATAAAGCTGTAAAAATTCTTAAAAATGTGCAAAAAGAAGGCACTAGTGGTTTTGGCTATCAAACAAGTGGTGCGTTAAATGTTTTAACGGGTGGGCCTACTAAGTATGAAAATTACGGTAAAAGAATTAAAGACTTAGAAAGCAAAGTTCACTCTGATCCACGTCATGTACTAAAAAGAATAAATAGAAACATTTCAAGCTCTGGAAGCGATGCTGCAATGGATGTTGCAAAAGAAATAGATCCTACAGGTGCATATGCAGACGCGAGTATGTATGGTCAAACAAGACACTATAGAAAAGACGCTAAACAAGATCCAAGATTTGCTAATATAGTTGGTCAAACTAAGTTAGAAAAGAAAAAAAATAAAAAATCTTAATAAATGAAAAAACTTTTAAGTCTTTTATCGGGTGGTTTAATTAAAGACGTAGGTAATGTAATTGATAAGCTTACAACTACAGACGAAGAAAGATTAGCTGCTAAACAAAAGATTCAAGAGTTATTGGAAAAAGCAGATCAAGACGCACAGACACAGGTAACAGAAAGATGGAAAATGGATATGCAATCAGATTCATTTTTATCTAAAAACATTCGGCCGCTTGTGCTGGTGTATCTTACATCTATATTTACTATTTTAGCATTTGCTGATGGTAATGTAGGTGGGTTTGAAGTTGCGCAAGAATATATTCCAATTTTTCAATCATTATTAATAACAGTATACGGTGCGTATTTTGTTGGGCGCACGTGGGAAAAATCAAAAAAATCCAGCAATAACAATTAAATTAAATAAAATGTCAAAAATTACAAAAGAAGAACTAGTTAAAGTTCAAGAACAACAAAAAGAGTTGTCAACAGTAATAAATCAAATAGGGCAAATTGAAGCGCAAAAACATTCTTTGCTTCACCAAATAGCCTCTATTAACGGGGAAATAGACGAAACAAAGAAAGAGCTTGAAGCTAAATATGGATCTGTTAATATTAATATTGAAGACGGTAGTTATACCGAAATAGAAAAAGATGAAGCTAATAAGGAAGATTAGTATTGGGTCAGACTATAAGAATGACGCAATGCATTATTCCGTAGGTCAACAAGTATATGGGGGTCATGAAATATCCGCTATACTGTTTGAAGACGAGGATGCTTCATACAATATCTATATTAAGAAAAACTCAGAGGTATTGCCATGGAAGAAATTTAACTCTAACATGGCAATTTCCGTTGAGTATGATCTTGAATACTAATGAAATCATTATACCAATTTATAGTTAAACCCAAAGGCGAACGATATAATAATACTAAAAAGATAGGTGACACTAGCCTGCTACTAAATACAAGTATAGAAAGCTTTCGTCACATAAACAAAGAAGCTATAGTAGTTTCAACACCAGCAGCATTTAATACCGGCATAAATATAGGTGATACCGTTTTAATACATCACAATATATTTAGAAGATGGTATGATGTTAAAGGTAAAGAAAGAAACGGAAGTATGTTTTTTAAAGATAATATGTACTTCGTTAATGTAGATCAAGTTTATGGTTATAAAAAAAATAACGATTGGGTTATGGTTAATAATAGATGCTTTGTAAAGCCAATTAAGGAAACAAGCTCATATTCGACTGAAAAAGAGCAAAAGCATATTGGTATACTAAAATATGGGAATAATGCGCTAGAAGCGCTCCATATTAACCCAGGGGATCTAGTTGGCTTCACACCTAGTAGTGAATGGGAATTTATTATAGACGACGAGCGTCTTTATTGTATGAAATCAAATGATATAGCTATTAAGTATGAACGTAAAGGACACGAAGAGGAATATAATCCGAGCTGGGCAAAAAGCGGTTGATGAGTTAATTCGCGTTGCTGAAGAAAAGATTATAACAAATACCGAAGATGATGTTTCAGCGGATAGACTTAAAAACGCTGCTGCTACTAAAAAGTTAGCGATCTTTGACGCGTTTGAAATACTAACACGCATAGACGAGGAAAGATCATTATTAGAAGGCGAGAATCAAGCGGCTAAAGCTAAATCATTTAAAGGCTTTGCAGAAGGTAGATCAAAATGAATTATACGCAGACATTATTTGAAGTTCTGCCTGATTATATAAGCAAGAAAGTTCTTAATAAGAAGAATAGGTATAAGCAATGGAAATACGGTTACGACAAAGAAAGTGATGTTGTAGTGATAAGTAAAACCGGCGAGATTGGAGATGTGTATAGCATACAAAATCTTAAAATAGCTTTGCCGAAAATATCTGACTCATATAAATTTAAAAAAGATACTTGGAGTCAAATAGATTACCCTAAAGAACTTGAAAAAATAAAAAGTGTATTTGAGTGGAATCAAATGCCTGAATACTTTAAAGAAAAATATTATGATTATATTGACGAAGAGTTTAAACGCCGTGATGAAGGCTTTTCGTTCGTTAACAAGGGTAATCCTACTTATATTACTGGCTCTCATTACATGTACCTGCAGTGGTCTAAAATTGACGTGGGGGCAGCAGACTTTAGGGAGTCAAACAGATTATTTTTTATTTTCTGGGAAGCATGCAAAGCCGATTCACGCAGTTATGGAATGTGCTATCTCAAAAACAGACGCTCTGGTTTTTCTTTCATGGCATCAGGAGAACTGGTTAATCAAGCGACAATATCTTCCGATTCACGGTTTGGGATATTGTCCAAATCTGGAGCCGATGCTAAAAAAATGTTCACAGATAAAGTTGTACCAATATCCGTCAACTATCCGTTTTTCTTTAAACCAATACAAGACGGGATGGACCGACCAAAAACAGAATTGGCATACAGAGTACCAGCGTCAAAACTTACGCGAAGAAAACTTGATCAGGGCCAAGGGCCGGAGGAGCTCGAAGGGCTCGACACAACAATCGACTGGAAAAACACGGGTGATAACTCGTACGATGGGGAGAAACTAAAACTATTAGCTCACGATGAAAGTGGCAAGTGGGAAAGACCAGATAATATATTAAACAACTGGCGAGTTACAAAAACAACGCTTAGATTAGGTTCTAGAATCGTAGGTAAGTGTATGATGGGCTCGACCTCAAACGCATTAGATAAAGGTGGAGCAAATTTCAAAAAACTATACGAAGATTCAGACGTTACTAAACGAAACCGCAATGGACAGACTAGCTCGGGATTATATTCTTTGTTCATACCTATGGAATGGAACTACGAAGGGTTCATTGATTCTTATGGAAACCCTGTCTTTGATACACCGCAAGAACAAGTTGAAGGACCGTATGGAGAAGTTATTGACCAAGGCGTTATAGAACATTGGCAAAACGAGGTTGATGGACTTAAAAACGATCAAGACAGTTTAAATGAATACTATCGACAGTTTCCGCGTACAGAGCAGCATGCTTTTAGAGATGAAGCAAAAGAGTCTTTATTTAATCTAACTAAGATTTACGAACAAATAGATTACAACGAAGAAGTTCAAAACGGAATGCAGGTTACACAAGGTAATTTTCAATGGGAGAATGGGCAGCAGGATAGCAATGTAATATTTGCGCCAAACACGAATGGAAGATTTAAAATATCTTGGGTGCCTCCTAAAAATTTACAAAATCGTGTAATAGTAAAGAATGGTGTTAAATACCCAGGCAACGAGCACGTTGGCGCATTTGGATGTGACTCATATGATATATCAGGTACAGTTGACAAAAGAGGTTCTAAAGGGTCTTTGCATGGGTTAACAAAGTTTAGCATGGAAGACGCACCACCTAATATGTTTTTTTTAGAATATATTGCTCGCCCACAAACAGCTGAAATATTTTTTGAAGATGTACTTATGGCATTAGTATTTTATGGAATGCCTATACTTGCAGAAAATAATAAACCTCGATTATTGTATTATTTAAAACGAAGAGGTTATAGAGGTTTTTCAATGAACCGACCAGATAAGCTTTGGAATAAGCTTTCTGTTACAGAAAAAGATATAGGCGGTATACCAAACTCGTCTGAAGATATTAAGCAAGCTCACGCTGCTGCAATTGAAAGTTATATAGAAAATTATGTAGGTCAAGTTACAGAAGGTATATATGGCGATATATATTTTCAAAAAACATTAGAAGACTGGGCT